CCTTCTCACCAGTCTCAATCAAAATCAACGAGCTAACGTAACTCAATCCACGATCACCTTCTGAGTGCCAAGCGCCATAATCATCCCAACCACAAAAAAACAACTTAGCAATCTGCAAACCTCCGTCAGCAAATCCAAACCGAACAATATCTCCATCACAATCCCAGTATGGCTTCCCAGTTTCAATCTCGTAGCCAAGGACTTCAACACAGCCTTCGCGAACTTCACCCATTTCACCAACTCCCATTTCAACCTCCTCTCACCCCTCAAAATTCACCATGAATCTTACCCATAAATTCACCCTGTGTCAAGCCCTAATTTTCACCCCCTGAAAATCCCACCAATTTCACAGCCATTTTCACCCCAAATTTTCACCTCGAAATCCACTCCATTTTTCCCATCAAAATCTCACTCCGAACACAACCGCACTTCAAAACACTACCTTGTCATTTTGACAACCATCTTAAAATTTTATTTAAAATAAAAAAGGAGGGATCAAAGGGAAGTAATAGGGTGGGGGAAAGCTGTAGGAAACTTAACTATATTATTTATATTATTTAAATACTTTTATTATATATATATTACTATATACCCCTACTTTACTGGGCTCGAACACTGTTTTATTTAAGGAGAAACGATTCTCCTTTTATTCGATTTTTTCTCCTTTTATTAAAATCCTGTCCACTTGGACAACTTCTGTCACAACCGAATCTCACTCCTATATTCCAAAAACAACACATTTCAATCATTCTTATAACCATTTCATACAGTACATTTTGACGACCTAACCAGCAGATATTTCAAATCCTCCTGAAATTCTACCAAAACTAACACCAAAAACAGTACAAAAAATAACCAAATGCACCCATTTAATACCCATGAAATCCACTCTAAAACCCCTATAAAAACACCGTTCAAATACCTACTAAAAACCACCTCAAAACCAACCAAAACACGCACCAAAAACACACTTATTTTTACCATTTAAACCACCGTTCAAATCATCCAAAACACCAAATGAAAACACCCCAAAACCCATCAATTTTCATCCAAAAATACCACGTTCAACTAACCAAATCACCACCTAAAACACCACTGTCCCGCCGAAATCCCAGCCTGTTTTTCGGACAGCTCCATACCAATCCAACCTAATTCCAACCCAAATTCCAACCCATCCCACACCCAATACCCTGATAAAACACCAAAAAACATCCATAAACCAAGTGTGCTATAGTGTGAATCTGCTCAGAAATCGAGCAAAAATAAAGCATAGTACCCACCAAAAACAACCGAAATAGGACTAAAAATGGAAGAAATAATCGAGAAAGAGATACAGGAAAAGAACCTAAACGCACCAAGACTGACGCCAGATTTGATCGATGCAACTATCAAATCTGAGCAATATTATGTGTTTCCGAACACCACTCTAACGGTCTGCGCGCTTACTTTGCGCAATGGATTTACGGTGACAGGCGAGAGTGCAGCAGCGTCACCAGCTAATTTTGATGAAGAAATTGGTAGAAAGATAGCGCGCGATAATGCCCGAAATAAGATTTGGCAGCTTGAAGGTTATCTATTGTGTACTAAATTGAGTGAATCAGCTTAAAATAAAAGCCATCCATATACTTAGCCAAATAAAAAAGGGTGGAAATCCACCCTTTAGCTCTAATAAACAAACTTAAACCATGTTAATGCGCGTCTACAAACTCACCAGTAATAACCCCATCACCACAAGCAACCCTCTTGCTAACATAGCTAACACCATCATCTAACCCCTTCTGGAAACACCAACTTTCCACCCTTATCTCCACCCTCAATCCACTGAAAATCAAACTTGTCTTGTATCAGCCATTCATCACCTACATCGATCATGTCCAGTACAACCTTCTCAGCGACGGTTTCTGCGATCAACGTAATCCGCCCATTCTCGTTCAAAACTGCTTTCATAACCCCTCCTATTATTCATCAAACTCATGTGACATTTCAAAATCTCTAAACCGAGAAACCTCATCAAGCACAAACATATGCTCGTCATTTGCAAGCTTATCCCTATGGCAATCACTACCGTAAACAGCGACATGCCATCTAACAATAAATGATTTATGGGTTAAAAACTGATCAATTTCGTCATCGCCAATCAACCCCTCACACATCCCTATGAAGGTATGCCACTGATCCACTGACATATTAATGGCTAGCATTGCCTCACTAACTTCATCGCCTCTCAGCTCATGATAACCTCTGACGATCCTATCTCTGAACGCTATCCTAGCTCCTTCCCTCAAGCCTTCTTTTGATACTTTCATATCCTCCCCTTCAAGCCATTCATCAACACCGATTACAATTCACACCAGCGGCACCAGCGGCGTTTATGACATCTACTATGTCGACATCACCACCTAACGTACCATACCTATCATCAGCCAACTTCTCAAGCCGCTCATTTTCATCGTAATCCTCGGTCATACCACGCCAATAACCGCCATCATCCCCCATGACAAGCTCAAGCTTACCACTATCAAACTCCCCACTTTTTACATCTTGAAACAATTTCTCGTAATTCATGATGCCTCACTCCTCCCATCTACACCACTAAGCGGCTTCTCATTAATAATCTTTGCAGCTAAATCTTCTAGTCGATAGACGAACTCCTGTTGCTCCTGCGCCAGAACAGGTAGCGACTCAGCAATCCGCTTCACGCCCCTATCCGACTCAGCAAGCTCAAGCATTTTCTTCTTGTCTAGGCCAGTAAAACTACCTGTTTCTATGTACCTAACCCACTGCATTATTGCAAAATACGCAATACTATCGTCACTCTCAAACATTATCAAGCCCCCACAACTTAATGTGAGCACTCGTAATAGGCTCACCAAAGCCATCAACAACCTTATCTTGATCCAATACCTCTAATTCTTTAATCAATTCCTCAAGCTTCATGACCCCTCCTATTTTAATCTAAAAAACAACCAACGCACCATTTACACCCTCAACAACCACTGTATTTGGGTATAGGAGCCTCGTTTCAACGCCATCAAGGTAAGTGACACGCTTCAGCACCTTATTGATGCTAACAACCGATTCAACCTCAATACCATCGCATATAACCCTTGCCGGATACCCAAGCCTCGCAACTTCTACGCTATCGGATGTTATCTCGCATTCATCACAATCAGCCAGCAACTCCAGTGCAGACACGACTTCTTCAGGCAGCTCATCAATATACTCACCCAATAGATCTATCAGTGTTTTAACCTTGTCAATATTCATAACATCCACTTTGATACTTAAGCTCTTACTAGCCATACTTATTTCTCCACCAAATCATACTTAGACTCAAGCCATTCAACGACACTGAGAAACCCCTTGTCCTGCCATTCATCAGCGTTACCATACAATTCAGCTTCGCTGATACCTTTCATAGCCCCATTGAACGCATCGGTCATTTCCTTAACCATTGCAGTCTTACGCACCTGCTCTTTCTCCATAGCCACCCTGTCTTTGGCATTAGCAAGTGCATTTAGCCAATCACCTGTCATTGTCTCGCATTTCATAATCATTTCGGCCAATAGCTCGACACCAGCAACCTCCTCAATCAGCTTGCCAACAAGAAACTCATCATACATAAGCTCCTCATGCAAATGATCATCAAATGCCCACTGATCAACCGAATGAGTTGCCGTCATGTCATCATAAAAAAACAGATATGGCTTATCTTTATGTCCAACCTGATCACTGCCATCAGCCCACTTGAACCCATGCAAAAATGCATAGCGTTGAACAACCTCACTCTGTTCTGGTGTTACTTTCATCTTCTTATTGCGTAAATCCATGCTACCTCCTATTTAAATACCAATATAATACCAATCAGTCCAATCTAATACCAATCAGCCAATCACTCAACCACAATCAGCCAGTCAGCCCCAATCACTCACACCGACATAGAACTTGCCAATATGAATAACATAATGCCAGCCAGCAGCATAGTTAGCATAAGCGCCAAATTTAGGCCTCTCAAAGCTTTCCCAGCCAATATGCCAGTTACCATGAATACATGTCGATAAAAACTGCTTCATAATCCATTATCCCCGACACGTCTCAGTCCACTTCCATCTAAAACATAGGGCTCATTGACATGCGGATGATACAGTCGCCACGGAATATCGACCGGCTCCTCGATATTTCCGCTCACAACGAAACGCTTGCCAACACTCTCTGTGCCACAATCTACAACAATCTGATTCAATAACACCTTTTCTGCCATGTTCTCGGCAGTTAGCTTAATCTTTCCACTTTCTAATATTTCAGCTTTCATACATCCTATTCACCCAGCAGCTCAGCCGGAACCTTGTAAATGTTTTTGTAAGCACTACCATTAGCGCATACCCAGCAAAACTCACCATCGTGCTTTCTGCTTAGCTTTGAAATGGTATGACCACCATTTGAAATAGACTCCTCAAGCGAATAATCCGAAAACAAGTAAACCTTCCCAGCTTCAGGCTCCCATACCTTTTCTACTGGCTTAAAACCATCACCAGTCACTTCATATAGCCTATTTAAATACTCTTCATCAAAAACAGTCTCGAAGTAAGTAGCAGAATCCAAGCTTACGCTATCCCAAGTACTGTCCAGAAACCAGAATAGAATCCTTCCGCCATTACCTTCCTTAAACAACACAAACTCACTGTCATTATCAAAATAAACAACACCTTCTTTTAGCTTATAACCTTTATATTCAAACTCTTTCATAACAACCTCCTAATTTAATCCAATTCAACCTAATTACCATTTTAATCCCATTTAAACCAAAAAGCAACCCTTTTTATCCAACTAGCCAAACAATACACCAATCAGCTAACTAATCCCATCTAACACTTACAACGTAGGTATTGCTAGACATATTGTGACGCACTTCAACATACCCACCAGCAGTCACGTATCCATCCACAACACTACCAAGCTTCTCTGGCGGCAGTCCTGTGATAGTCACTGGCTTATTCTTCATAACCAGCCTCAACAAGCGCTAACTCAGCATCAACTCGATCTCTATGCAGGTCTTTTCTTTCTTTCATCTTACTATCGTACACTTCCTGCTCTTTTTTGGAGTGTATTGCCAAAGACCTCTTAAACAGCCATTTCTCGTCATTTGTCATCTCAACAGTAGCGTTGTCAATAAGTAGATTGTAGTAATAACCAACAGGGTTAAGCTGAAGGTAAAGATCGGTTCCGCCTATATATCCACGGACACCTCCACGCTCCTTGCCAACCCATTTGACCTCACCAGCAGCAAGCTTATTGCACAATAATCTAAACCCAGCACGTACCTTGCTTGCGCGCCAGTTTACATATTTATCTATAATTAACTTAATCACGGTCAAACTCCTTTGTTTCTTTAATTAAATTTTTTAGATACTCAAGCCAAGAACTACCATATGCGCACCTAATTACTTCACGGTACTTAATCCACAGGAATTTTCTTTCTTCTTTAAGCGCATGATATGGCTCATAGCCTCGATTCTGGCATCTTGCGATTATGAAATTACCATCACGATAAACGATCTTTTCTTTGTATTTAGCCATGATCAACCTCCAAAACAATCGTACTATTCATATTGCCACTAGCAATATACTCATCTAAGCTGATGATATTAGGCTGTGCATCCTTCGTTGTCAAGATGATTTTTCCATTAAATTCACCAACTCCAATACCGACATCAAACACAGCAATAGCACTTGGAATTCCGTAGCTTAACTTTAACTTGCTACCTATATAAAATGGGTTGCCTTCCATGTCGAATCCTAGTGGCTCAACATTAAATCCAGCTTTGATCTCTTCAATCATACATCCTCCTAAGTTAATAATTAGCGCATAACCACACTCCTAACCGCACTCCTAACCACCCGTCTCTTGCTTGATGTCAATAATATCGTCCACAACAACAATCAGTCCATTGATGTACAGGTGCTTGCAATCTATGTCAAACTCTTCACCAATAGTGAGTTTAGCGCCTTCACCGATGTAAATAGAGTCCTTTAACAATCGCTCAAGAACAGCCATTCTGACATAATCAACTGCACCGATATACCATAGTTTTACCTCCATAAGCCAATTATTTGTTTCCATTTTCAACCTCCACGCAATTAAATTAATAACGCTCACTTAATTTCTGCTTGCCTTCATCAGACTCTGGATCGACAAACTTGTAAATAGTGTATTGATGCTCGCTCCCGCGCTGTTGCGATCTAGTTCCATCATGCCAAAGCATCCATTCGTAGTCAAATCTCTTAAAATCCTCTAGCACCTCTTCTGGCGTTGCTCGGTAGCCAGCAAGCTCACTTTTTGGATCGGCATGAATTCCCACTCACAATCGACATTCCACATTCCAGTCATTGCATGGGCAAATTGATCTGCATTCATTTTAACTTCAGCGACTTTTACCCCGCTATTTTCATCTTTAATTTCAATATAAAAATCAGATTCTGATTTGCTCATTCCTCTACGACTTATGGTTATTTTTGCTTTCATTCTCAACCTCCTTCAACTTAGTATCTATAAAAAACACGATTTCATCTCTCAGCGTCCACTGATGATCGCCATCACACAGAGATCCAAGACCATCAATATCCTTTGATCTTACCAGCAACATCACCTGAAGTAAAGTGTGTTTAAGCTCATTTATTATCTCTTCATCGGTCATACAACCTCCTTGAAGTCCTTCAGCACACTGGCATGGACTCGCTTCCACTCAATAAACCCGTTCCCGTGATAGCCAACTAGGATATCGCCATTGCGTTCATTTAAGTCAACCTCAACCTTGTCACCAACGCACACCCTATGTATGTCGTTGTGTAGCCTTATTTCATGCTCATTAATACACTTATACTCTTTCATAAAATCTCCATCTCAATTGACCTCATATACCCGCTTATGACAAGCTTTAACCTATTTAGGTCTTGCTTGTCTTCACCTTGCATTTCGAGTTAAGATATTTCCATCAGTTTCGCTGATGCTCTGGCGTGTTCTAGTCTTAATTCACTGATAGACACTGTTTTCATCGTCTCTATCGACATCATCCTAAAGTCCATAACCCCACCAAAACTGACATACTCCATTTAAGCCTCCGTTCAATTAACAGCAATCGAACAGTATTCTACTCTATGCAGCATTTCTGTCAATCCATTCCAGCGGAAAATAAATCCAAATAACGATAGCAACCCTTCATCAATACATTTATATAAAAAGCATCATCTATTTTCCTGTTATGCAATTTCTTGGCCTTTTGCTTCATTTTTAAGCCATTACCAACAACGTAGATACCTGCAAATTCAGTTATTTCGGAAATCTCATCAGGTGTTAGCTTTACATCTGGCCCAAGCACATACCAAAAGTAATTCGGAGTACCAAGCCCTTGCCGATAGCACTCAAGCTTATTCATCTTCCATGGCTCAGTCCCTGCAATACGACCATCCGCCACCCATCTCTGATATTCATTGCCATGAAATACATCCAGTGTTACATCTACCTCTCGGTACTTTATTCTTTTCTTTTTGTCCTTTAAGAAGTCTTGACGAGACAGTTTTACCTCGAATTCGTGGCAGATCTTATTTTTTTGAATGCAAAACATATCCGCCTCATTATCGCTGGCAATAAAGCAGTTTGGCATCATGACACTAAATTTTTTCTTTAAATCGTATGACCTAGCAATGCTCTTTAGCACATCTTTTTCAGTCATTTCAACAACACCCCGTTAGACTCAAGCGCCTCTCTTAGCTGTTCAAAAAAGTCGTAATCATCAAACTCACAGCGCACATTAACAACACTCCCGCCATACTCCTCCTCAACCGTCTCAAACTCAGTATGGTGCAGTATGAAGTGCTCGGCCTCGCTCTCTGGCGTCAACACGACATTTCCAAACTTATTCACTCGCGCTTTCATCGAAATCCTCCTGTCTTGCTCTCAATTTCTCGAATCTTGTTTATAATGATTGCACCTTCTTCTAGAGAAACAAGGATCTCCCGACCGTCACACATTAGCACCTTGGTGAATCTAACCTTATGCTCAGTCCTATAGTTCTCATCCTTATTGAATGTTGAATAGGAACTATCAACATCAAAAACAGTACTCACATTAAGCAGATTTATCTCTATTTGACCGGCGTCCCTAAAGAACCCATCAATGGTGTGCTGCGGCTTACTTTTTTTCCAGTGAAGCTCCCCAAACCAAGTATATCCACTATACAGGCTAAATGTATTCACTTTCATTTCTTAACTCCTTTCATCCAATTCTTAACCGTGTCAACAATAAGATCTATCACATGAAGCGTAAACACGCCAAAGAACACTAGCACAATAAACAGAATAGGCCAGTAAAACGGCAGTAAAACTAACCACCAGCTCCAGTATGCGATTGAGCCAAGCTCAGCTAATTTAAGTGTGACGAACAGACAGCCTAGAATGGCTGACATGCTGGTTCCTTTCTTGATAACGACATTTTTTGTAACGACATTGTGTGTACTCATATTAATCTCCTCATAGTAAAGTGGATGTTATAATAGCAGATCGATTTTATGTGTCAAGAACCAACCGGTTTTGGTTGAAATGGAGAATAGTGTGGGCGATAGATTTTACGAGACAGACGATGAGATTAATGTCTTGAACACGGTTTTTAAGGACAAACCTGAAGACTGGAAGGTAACTAGGAAATGGATTCACAGTAATCCAATGCAAGCAAAGACCGCAATAGCGACACTCTCCAATCAAGACCCTCGCTATCTTGACATATTACACGATCCTGAACTTTGGTTGCGACCTGAGCAGCTTGTTGAGTGGGATGTTGAGACAATCCTATACCTAGCTGGTCGAGGATGGGGTAAGACACATAGCTCAAGCAACATTCTGATCAAAGAAGCAATGAAAGAACCAAATCAGGTTATCGCTCTTTTTGGTGCAGACTTTAACAGTTTAAAGCGAGTCAATTGGGGCGGTGACTCAGGGATACTGAAAGCCATACACCCAAGCATATTAAAAAACAGCGTATTTAACAAGTCAGATTTAAGTCTTGTCCTACCAAATGGAACGCAGATACTATCGTTCAGTGCTGAGAGTAGCGGCAAGAGCCGTGGTATGTCTGCACACATGGTGGTAGCCGACGAATTAGCGTCTTGGACTTACGCTCAAGAGGCGCTGGATGATGCTAGACTTATTCTCCGATCAGGTAGAAATCCGCGACTCCTTATTACGACAACACCAAGACCAACTCAAGTTATTAAAGATCTAGCAAGCGATCCTGATGTGAAGCTCATTAAGGGTATAACATCAATGAATTATTTTCTACCAGCTTCTTATGAGGAAGGTCTAAAAAAGAAGTTAACAGAGAGACTATATAGGCAGGAGTGTCTTGCGGAAATCCTTGATGATAATCTATTCGCTATGTTCCAGATGAATGATATTATGGCAACTAGGGTTAAGCCAAGTGATTTTGATTTTGATTCCTTGCGTCGAATAGTAGTTGGTGTTGATCCAGCGGTAACTGCAAATGAAAATTCTGACTTGACCGGTATAGTCGTTGTTGGGCAAGACAACACAGGGCATTGCTACGTACTTGAGGATGCGAGTATGCAGATGGCATCCCCTGAGAAGTGGGCTGATGAAGTGATACGTATGTATAACAAATACAACAAATATCCAGCCGATGTAAGAATTGTAGCAGAGAAAAACCAAGGCGGTGACATGGTTTCTACCATTATTCGCAACGCAGCTAAACGCAAAATGTCTATGATTATGCCTCCTGTTAAGCTTGTTCACGCAACAAAAGGTAAAGAGGTTCGCGCTGAGCCAATTGCAGCCGTGTATGAGCGACATGAAGTTCACCACGTTGGTGAGTTTAGTGATCTTGAGCTTGAGATGACAAACTGGAACCCAACGGAAAAGAATTCAAAGAGCCCAGACCGTATGGACGCCCTTTGTTGGGCTTGTACTGAGCTAACAAAATTTGGCACAACTCAGCTTGATAGTGGGTACAACTTATCAGCAGAGACTGGCTCAAGCAATCCGTACTCAACATACTAACTTAGCAGGAAATGATATAATTATAAAAAAGGAGGATGTTATGTTAACACTTAGACGAAGACCGAGCGGCGATAGCTCGGCGTACATAGATATAGTTTATGGAGATGAAAATGTAACTCTCCAGCTACTATCTATTTTAAAGAACGAACAAGCAAGCTTATGGAGAATACAGTCGTCAGACTGGGGTGTTGAACGATACCACCCAAGAACAATTGCACTTACATTTAATCAACAACTTCCAGTTAATGACTGGTTGAAGATTTACGGGTCTAATGTCGAAGACACGGAAGCCAGCATTCACTTGTCAGCTCCGAAACTAGCGCTAATTAATAGAAGAGATAGATAATGCTAAAAACAAGTGGCTTTCAAATGCGTTCGCAGTATTTTGCTAAGCAATACTCGCGTAATAGAATAGTTCGTGATCTTATTGTTGGGCTGCCAGCTTTGCGTGGCGTCAGTGATATTATTGGTGATAAGGTAGTAGAAACAGAATACCTTCCTAGATTCCCAAATGAGCCAAATGAGTTTTATGCTCTGCGAGTCATGAGAACATTTCTTACCAACTATTTTAAACGCACAGTAACTTCTGACAGCGGCAAGATCCTTGCAAATAATGTCATGGTGTCCGTTGACGAAAAGACAAATGACGACCTACCTGAGCCATTCCGAACGTGGATTGGTAATATGGACTTGGCAGAAAACAATCTTACTATGCTAATTCAAAACCAATTGCAAGCCTCAATGTATAAAGGGTTGTCAATGGTGATGATTGACTACGACAATGACGGAAAGCGACCATATGCACGAGAGATTGATATTGACGATGTTATTTCGTTCAAGTCAAACCCAAAAACAGGCAGACTAAGCTATCTTAAGTTTTACTTCGATTACATTACCGATAGTGAAGAGCATGGATCAGAAATCGTTAGATCTGTATTTGAATTAACACCGACTTACTGGACTATCTATATTGATGGTGACGAAAAGAATACCGTAGAAGGTGAGATCACTCGATATCGAAATGGCAGTCAGCGAATCCTAGATGAGGTTCCCGTCTCAGTATTCTACACAAATAAGAAAGGCACACTTCTTGCCGAGTCTCCATATCAGACATTAGCAGAATTAACAATCGAACATTTTCAGGTTTACAGCGATATAAAGAACATGATGTTTTATGCGCTGACGCCGATACTTGCTGCTAAAAACGTACCAATGGATTTCAAAATCGAGATGCTCGCATCTTACATGATGGTACGTATGCCAGAGTCTGGTGACAAGTCGCCTGAGCTGAGCTGGATACAAGTTGATTCTGGTGCAATTCAAGAAGGAAACAAGCAGCTTGAAGGTATTCAACAACGCATTAGCACATTCTCTATTGATAGCAATGCCCTACGGCCTGGCACGTTAACAGCTACACAGACGAGCATTGAGTCTCAAGGTACAAATGCAGCACTAAGATCTTTTGCAGTATCTTTATCACAACACGTTGAAGATATCCTGCGCCAAATGGAAAGCTATACCATTGGCAAGTCTAAAGACATTAAAGGTTACATTTCTCCTGAGTTTAATTCTCTCGAAAGCGATAAAGAGATGCGTATTCTTATGGAGATGCGACGAAACCAAGACATATCTCGCAAAGCAATTGTTGAGGCTGCACTTCAGCGTAAGCTTTTATCTCCAGACTTCAATCTTGCCGATGATGCTGCAAAACTAGAAGAAGAACTTAAAAAAGAAATGGAATTTCTTGATGCAAAAGAAGCGCAAAAGGCAAAGTTCGATAAAGCTCAACAAACATCACAAGGATTGCTGGCAGGCGCTGGCAATGAACAAATCAGCGACAAGCCACGAGACGCATAATCTCGTGGTATAATCCTGAACTCGGAGTTAGGAGTAGGTCTTCTAACGCAAGGCGTAAACAAGATAGGTAAAAATAAATGGCTATTGATTTTAACGATCCAGAAGTACAAGAAGCAATAAAGCTTCAAGCAACAAAAATCGCAGAAGAAACAATTAACGAAAACTACGTCCCAATCACTGAGATTGAAGGACTGAAAAACAAAAATTCAGAACTGCTTGGAAAGCTTGCAAAGCAAAAAGAGCGGTTTAATGGTGTTGATGAAAAAGACATTGCTGAGTTGCAGCGGGTAAAATCTGCGCGAGAGCATGACCGATTTGTTGACATGGTTTTGAACGGTAAAACAGAAGAAGCAAAAGCGATTGCTACCGAAGGCGCTATTGAGCCTTGGAAGAATAAAGCATCTGAGCTTGAAAATCAGTTCAAGACCGCACAGGAGCGAATTAATCAGTATGAGACGGAGCTTTCAAGCTATCAAGATAAAGTAAGCACCATGCAGAAGCGAACATATCTGCGTGACTTAACTGGTAAAGACGATTCGTTCAAAGGCGATTATTTTGAAGACTTCTTTGCGTTGAATGCAAATAAGATGGAGATCGATCAAGAAACAGGAAAGGTATTAGCGCTTGATGCTAGTGGTAAAGCTGTCCTTGATACAAATGGTGAGCGAGTTTCTTACTCTGATTATTACGATAAGATGAAGGTGACAAACGGTCTGTTCTGGAATGGCGGTTCTGGTTCTGGCTCACAGGGCTCTGCTGGTGCTCCGGCTGGTGGTGATCCTATGAAATGGACTGATGCTCAGAAGCAAGAGTTCATCCGTGAGAAAGGCCCAAAAGCCTACGGTGAGTTACTGGCTCGTTCACGAAAATAATATAAAAATACAAGGAGTGAAAACCCCTTAAAAACACTGTTTTTGAATATGCTATAATACGCATATTATAAGTTGCTAGGCAACTAAATTTTCAATACTACACGCTTAGTAATTTATATAGAGGTACAAAATATGGCTTTAATGTCTCCTGAATATCAAACAGAATTCTACCAAGGCTGGCTGGAAGGCTTGGCACAAGAAGTAGATTTGTTTAACGAAAAATCTGGCATGACTATCATGATGGGTTCTGAGGTTTATATCGGCTCTTTCTTTAAAGAAGCTGGTTATGACCGAGTTGCTGGCTTGATTGCTCGCCGCGACGTAACATCTGATGCGGGCGTTTCCGATAACCGCATGGCGCTTCAAGAATTGGTTGGCGTTGACCTAGCTCAGCGTATCGGCCCAGTTTTTGAAACTGACGAAAACTTCAAACGCCGAGGTCGATCTGTTGCTGAAATGGCTACCATTATCGGTCGTCAAGCTGCTGGTGACTACTTGAAATTAGCCTTGGATCACGTTGTTGCTGCCTTGATCGGTACAACTGAAGTTGGCACTGGCTTGGTTGATGCATCTGCTGCTGCTGCAACGACTAACGTGAAACACTTCACCAAAGCAATGCGCATGTTTGGCGACCGTGGCCGTGAAATCACTGCGTTCTTGATGAACTCAGAAGCTTTCTATGACTTGGTAGAAGACAAGATGGATAACTATCAGATCGATACTGTAGCTGGCGCTCAGATCGTAACTGGTGTTACTCAAGGCGCAATGGGCAAGCCAATCATTGTCTCTGACATTGAAGCGCTTCAGTATGATGCTGGTGCTGGTGACTTGAAAAACCGTATCTTCGGCTTGATGCAAGGTGCTGCTTCTACTTTACAGCGCGGTGACACTGAGATCGTAATTGATCGTGTTACTGGTAAAGAGAACTTAGGTTACCGTTACCACGGCGAATACAACTACTTATTGAAAGTGTTGGGTTACGCTTACAAAACAGCTTCTGGTATTAACCCTACCGCTGCTACTATTGCAACCGCTGCTAACTGGACTCGTGTATTCGATCCTAAGTTGTGCGGTGCATGTCAGGTTGTTGCTGATTCAGCAGTTGCCTAATTAAGTTCAAAAACCAAGGGAGCATTTAGCTCCCTTTTTTTATGGTAAAATTATATTCCAATTAATTGCGAGGAAAATTTATGAAGAAAT